CATTACTACAGTTTTTTCTACACCACTAGTATCAAACACTCTAATACTTCCACTAGTGATAACAACAATATACCTCTCGGTCAAATCTCTATTAATCGTATGAATATACGCATTAGACAGAGCTGTTGTTGATATTTTCTTAATATGAGCTGTATTTGGTCTCTTTTTAAGACCTTCTACAACACTAGAAAAACCATTTACTTGAGATGTAAATTGAGAACTTAATCTTAATACCTCAGGTTGCTGTGATACACCTTGTACCAGATTTGGAATAGTTCTTGATACTAGTGCCATATTACCAAGCTGTGTTGTTTCTTGAAACTGTGTATGCGGTTAATGGATTATCAAATATTGTATAATCTCCTGTAGATGCTTCAGCTTGTTTTAAAACAATTAAAGCTCTCTGTTCGTCTTCTTGAGAAAATTTATGAAGTGTAGTTGCTCCTAAAGTTCTATCGTGAAATACTCTAGCACTTCTTATAGTTATATATCGTTTAGCTTGTTCAGGAATTTCGTTAAAATTTAAAAGATAAACCATTATTACATTTGTGAAATTTGTATCAAATATGTTTGTGTTTTTTGCTAAGTTATAAATATAGTTATCTCTCTGAACTATATCGTAAGAAGATTTTGAATAATAATTTGGGTCTAATTCTACTCTTAAAACATTACTAGCTAGAGGAATTAGATTTGAAGTATCTCTAGTTAATGTTTCTTTATAATGTGTATTGAAGTGCCAACCTGCACTTTGAACTTCTCTATTAATTTCATCTAGAACATTTTTAGCTATTGTTCCATCAACTGGAAGACTTCCTGATAAAGAACTTAAAGGTGATTCACCTATTGTAGATAAAATAGTGTTTACAGCTTGTAGCTCAGATGTGCGAGTTGTGATTGTCATTTGAAAATATTATTAAAGGGGGAGAAATTAATCTCCCCCAGTTTTTAACTTAATAAATAATTAAGCAGTCTTAATTGAAACAGAACTTTCAGGTCTTAAAATACCATGACCTAAAGCCATTCTTGATGTCAAAAGAGTTCCTAATCTTCTAGGGTCGTAAGTGCTTTCTAGAACTAGGTCTTTTAACTTAACTGTACCAACAGCAGAACTATGAAACACTACTCCAGCAACAGTCGAGAAGTCGCCTTTGTATGTATTATTTTGTCCTGTTGTAGAATCGCCAGATTGGTCAGTAAATGCAGATACAGCAGTATTTGATTTGAATACTGGTACTCCACCTATTGATACAACTGTTCCTTTTGCTCTATCACCTGCGTTATCAGAGAAGTCTCTAGAAATTAAACTATCTAGATTTGCTAATTGATAATACTGCTCAGGAGCAACGATAATTGCTCTACCTTGAGATGGGATATCTTTTTCATCTAAAGTTTTAATAGCAGTAAATATGCTACCTACTAAAGAAGAAGCAGAAGATTTAGCTGTTGCGTTAGTAATTACCGCACCACCATTTCCACCAGTTATGTTTGCAGATGCTCTAGAAGCTAGAACAACTAAGTTAAGTAGATTTTTATCTACTGTTTTTGCTAATGCTTGTCCCATTTCTCTTGAGTAAATTGAACGAACATCATAGTGATTTTTAAGTTCGTCTATTTCACCTAGAAATGCAGATGCTAATAGCATGTCGTCAATATTAATAACTTTCTCGTTTTTGCTTACAGCAGAACCAAGAATTTCGTTACCAATAGTGTGGTAACCTGAACTGATTGTTCCAGTTACAGGGAATTGTGCAGACTTTCCTGAAGTAATACTTCTAGTCATAGTCATTCCAAGCATTTGATTTTCACGTTCAAAAGCTGAAAGAACTTCACCAGAGAAAACTTTAAGAAAGAGTGCGTTTGCGTCACCTGCGACATTGATTTGCCCCAGACGTGACGGAGTTGCGTTTGACATTTTATGTCTCCTTTTTATTGTTTGTTTGTTTGGTTTGTCTTTTTTGTTTCAGCTAATGTACTTTCCTATTCAGAGAGTTATCTGTCGTAACAGGCAGTCCTTTTGAATTTTCATTAGTCACCTCTCTAATGAGAGATGGTGATTACTTTTTAAACTTATTACTTTTTGTAATAACTTTTTTAAATCTAACTACTCTTTTTTTCTGTTCTTGTTTCCAAAGAAATTTAACTAAATAATTATTTATTTTATTTAAAATATTAATCATTTTTTTATTTTTAAATTACGACCAGCTTCAGAAAGAGCTATCGCAATAGCTTGTTTTTGATTTGTTATTTTCTTTCCGCCAGATTTTAATTTACCAATCTTCCATTCGTGCATTACTGAATGTACTTTTTTTTGATATTTAGTTTCTTTCATAATTATTTTTTAGTAAATGCGTCAATGCTTGGTTTTAATCCGTAGATTGCACCAAAGATACCAACAATTAACCATTGATACCAAGTAGGAAACTTATCAAAATAATTAAAAAATAAATCTAATTTAGTTTTAATATTAACATCATCGCTGATGACTGCATAAGATAGAACAAGAATTGGAATACAAACAACTATAAGAACAAATTCGTCTTTCCACGATTTATCTTGTTGGTCATAAACATCTCTTTGATATTCAATCTCACCACTAGCCATACGTTCATAGTGTCGTTTCTCTGCTTCAGATTCTAATAGTTCTGATTGCTTATGATTTTTATAAATCTCAGCACCAGTTTTAAAAACAGTTGGTAATATATTCCACCACATTAATGCTTACTCCTATTAGCTGATTTAGACATAATTCTTAAATTGCTTCTTGAATTATTCTTTGGGTTACCATCTTTATGGTCAATATCTTTTCCAATAATTTTAGCACCCAATTTTTTCTTCATAAGTCTTCTAGCTAAATTACGAGAAGCTCTGTTTTTTATCTGTTCAGGTTTCCCCTGATAATTTTTATATTCAGACTTATAATCTCGCATTAAAGAATTGAACTTTTAGCTAATCTATCAGTTACTTCTTTTCTATAAGCACTATCTTTTTCGTATCTTGGGTCATTCATAGCTTTTGTTATTTGTGCAATAGATTGAAATGCGTCAGTGCTAATAATATCGCTGTCGCCTTGAAATAAATCTTGTTGTCTTACAGAAGATTGTTTCATTCCAGCAGTAGCCATTAAACCTCTAACAGCAAGTTTCATTGTATCTACTGAACCAGCTTCAATTATATTATTAAAACCTTCAACTTCTCTTTCAGATAAATTCTTAGAAGCCCAATTAATTAGTTGTGTATATTGTTCCTGAGAACCAACTTCATTGTAAATTTCTTTTTGATAATTTTGAGAAATAGCTTTTTGACCTTCAATATAACCATCTACTAAATCTTTATTTAAACCTAATTTAGAAAGTTCATCATAAGATTTTTCTGATAATGTACCAACATCAGCATATTCTTGATTATACTTATCTAAAGTAAATCCTTCAGTTTTAACTTCTTCAGATTTGTTTTTAGGTGTTTCTTGTTTTGCATCTTTATTATTAGATGAGAATTTCTTTTCTAATTCAGAATATGCTTTAGCTAATTCTTCAGCAGTTTTGAATTTTTCAGGAAGCCATTCAGGTTTCTGTTCTGTACTTTGTGTTAAATTTTGTGGTTGAGATATGACTGTATTAGTTCCTGAATTTGCAGAGATAACTTCTGCTCCTACATTAATACCAGCTTTATCTAAATTTTGAGCTGATTGTTCTAATGTTATACTTTTATTATCAGGTGTTACTTCTACTCTTTGCGTATTCATATTATTTCCTTTTATTTAGGTTGAGTTATTTGCTGAACAGCATCAACTAATCCTTGCGGATTTTGACTACCAGCTTGTCCCATAGCTATCGCCACTCTTGGGTCAGCTAAAGACTTAGTTGCAAATTGTTGCATTTGCTGTTGCTGTGTCTCTTGTTGTATTTGTTCAGGAGATTTAATTAATCCTGCGGTATCAACCCCATTTGCTACTGCAAATTTCTTAATAGCATCTTCTAAATTTATATATCTTGATAAAACTTCTGCACCTAAAGTTGAAGCTAGGTCAGACATAAATTGAAGTAATCTAATTCTATCTGAGCTTCTTCCTAATGCTTCTAAGCCAACTATAATTTTTGGTTTAACAATATCTTTAGGTAAATCTGGTAATAGTTTTGCTTCCTTAAGCATTGCTATTTTTGTTTTTAAATATGGAAGTTGAAATTCTGCTGTAAGTAAACCATAGACACCACCTAGTGCATCTTGAAGTTCATTAGCAATTAATTGAATTTCTGTAGCTGTAACTCTTTCAGCTTGTCTTTGTACTGATGAATTTAAAAGAAATGCAAACTGTAATCTTGTTTCAATTTTATTAATTGTTTCTAGTG